GATATTACAAAATATTTGACATTTCAAAATATTATTTTCTGAAACTTAATATTTTTTTTTAATGGAATGTTAAATTCTTAACAAACGTCCTCTGTGCGTCAATGCCAGAAAGACATTCACGAACTCCGATGGTTCAATGTACTTATACCAGAAAGACATCAAAGTTTCTTAAATCGCTTTATATTGAGAACTGGAGTGTGTTTGAAAAAACGACTCGAATCAGCGATTAATTTTGTGTATTTATTAAGTCCAGCTTTTTATTCTGAAACTAAGAACAACCAGTGTTCAGTTTTTGTTTCGGTTCACCTTTCTTTTTCACCAGTTTTCCGTCTTCATCCAGTGTCAAATCTTTCCTTTTTCTGGCGGTCAATTCGTTCGAAATATATTGCGTGGAGTGTCTGCAATTATATCCACCTAAATCAATAAGTGGATTGTAATTTTTTGTTTTTCCTTGAAACTTTAACGATTGCCATTTTTCCGCTTCTTCGACTGTCCAGATTTTTCCGTTCCGTTGACAACAGAATTTTCGAGTGGTTCTGATTTTTCCACCAGCATATCTGAACGCATCCATTCCGATTGCGTCCGCATACAATCCAGACTGAAAATTGTCCAGTTGTGAATATGTGTCATAAATTAACTGTCTATAATTTGACTGCAACTGTCCTTGAACTTGTTTGTTTCCGATTGTAAGTGTTTGAACTGATTCACGCAGTTGACTGAAACCTTGACCACTTGTGATTGCGTCAGTGACCATTGTTTTCAATTGACGTTTCTGTGTGTTGTCAGTCAAGAATCCAGAAAGAAATCCACCTCTCCGAATCTTTCCATCTGTGTCAAGTCCGAGTCTTGTTCTGATTCCTTTTTCTGCGGAATCCTTTATTCCTTTGAACTTCTTTGCGTTCGGTTCAAATATCTTGAAATAAGATTCATTTAATGCACTGACTTTCTTGATGTCGTTCACATAATCTTTGACCAGTGATGCGTTGATTCGTTCATCGAAGGTCTTGAAAATCTTGTCGATTGCTTGTGTCAATGTGACGTTCTTTCCGTTTGACACAATCTTTCCGTCTTCCGTTTCCAGTTTATCCAGAAAATCTTTTGTGATTAAATCAAGGAGTTTTCTTTCCGCACCAGTGACCTTTTTGTCCAGAGAAGATTCACTCTTTTCAAGGAATGAGTCTTTCTTCTTTTGAATCTTGTCGAAGTTTTCCATCAAACAACATCTGGTTTGTCAATCAAGATGTCTGCAATGTCTGGTGTGAAACCGAATATTTGAACCAGTAATTCTTTTGCAGATTCTTCCGTCATTTCACCTCGTGCAACTGCGGAATTGATTCCGATGATTGCAGTGATTCCACCGACTGTTCCTTTCAGTTTTGCTTTTGCTTCAGCTTCGATATCGACTGGAGTCGGAATGTCTTCTGGTGCGACATTTCCTTCACCATCTTCAACACCACCGAACATCAGTGACGCAGTTCCTTCAAGTTCTTCTGTCTTGATTCTTTCTTTGTACTGGTCAACCTTCTTTGTGATTTCTTCTTCTCTTTTATCGAATGGAAGATTGAAGAAGTTCTTTTCATTCTCGATGAATTCTTTCTCCAGTTCCGTGATGATACTTTCAAAGTTTGCGTAAAGGATTTTATCATTCTTTGGAGTCAGTTCCGAGTTCATCACCAGTTGAACTTCCATCGGTGATTTTCCTTTGAATGGAATGTGTTGTTGTTTGATTTTATATTTCTTCAATGCTTCTGGATTGTTCGCATATATCTTGACCGCGATATCTTGTGCGATTTCCGTCTTCAAGAATTCTGGTGCATCACTGTTCGTTGCAACTGTCAAGTCGTTCAACAATGCGTTCACACTTTTCATTTTGAAATCCTTTGGAAAGTTATGTCGGACAATCAGTCCACCTTTCTGCGTGTCTGTGAACACCGCAGTCATTCTGACAAGTTTTCTCCAGACTGATGAATATTTGTTTGCGTAAGGAAGTAAAGTGTCATATACTGATTCCATATCAATCGACTTCTCTGTTGCGGTCATTGTTCCAGTGATTCTTGCAAGAGATTCTGAAACGAACACATCAGTCAAAGATTTCTGTTCAAGGTCGTCACCATATTCCTTTTGAAATTTAATCAAATCAACTGGTGGTGTTTTATACACAAGAAGTTTGTCAAGTTCCATCATATCTTCTTTCCTTTTTGGTAAAGGAAGAGTGATTGAATCACTTGCAGATTTGTGAACGATGATTCCAGAACCACCACAAGACGAACAAGACTTTCCGTTCATATCCTTTCCAGAATTACAAGACGACTCGTTCGTTCCGTGACACGCTTCAACATATTGCAACTTTTGTGGAAACACGTGTGCAGTCGTTGTGATGTCGAATTCTGAAACCGCCTTGATTGATTTCATAAATCTTGACAATGCTGGATGAAATGGATTCACATATGTTCGTCCTTCTGTTTCCGTGTCACGTTTGTAACCGATGCGAATCGCTTGAACTTCCTTTCCGTTCGGTTGATACACAGAAACAACGAATGTCTGGTTGTTAACTTTAACACGAACACCATTTTCAAATGATTCACTTGTGATGTCAAATCTGTTGATGTCTTCTCCAGTCAACTTTGAATCAGTCTGGTTCAATACAATGATTCTGTTCGGAAGATATATTCTGAATTAATGTCCATTCTTTTGACTGACCTTTGCATCATTTATCACCTTGTATGAAATTGCTTTTTTCACAACGAGCCATTGAAGATTGTTGTTTTTATATTCGAAATTGATTGCTTCTTTCGAAGACACTTCCATCGGATATGGTCTTGCGTTTTCTTTCTTTGAATCGAAGTCATCGAATTCAACCACAAGAAACGCATTCGCATCCGTGAATGACAATTGCGTGAATCTGGTTTCCATAAATTCATCCAGAGTTTCTTCACCATAGAATGTTTCAATTGCGTTGTGGAGAATGCTTCTCTTGTCTTCATTCTGCTTTGTCCATTCAATCTGTTTATTGATATTGTCAATCCTTGAAACCTTATAAAATGGATTCATTATCTTTTCCGACATTGCTGGAGTCACAGACTGTGTCAATCGCAATCTCTGTTCAAACTGTTGTTTCGATTCACGAGGTGTGAACTGTTCCAGAAGTGATGCGATGTTTTCTCCAGTGATTAATTTCTTGTAAGTGTCCGCAAGTTTGTTCACTCTTGCATAATCTTGATGAACTCCATTCTCTCCACGAGCAATCGTGTTGACAAGAATCTCGAATCCTTTTTTGATATCGGTCATTTGTTGGTTTTTGATTTTAGCAAATATAAACGAAATGAAATGAAAATCACAAGTTCTGATGTCATTATTTCAAACGTGCTTGTCTTCCGAATTTCTTTTTCAACACTCTGTCTTGCAGATAGGTTCTGAAATATTTTCTTGCACAACTGTCAAACATATCGAACCAGATGACTTGAATTTCGTCCAGTGTGTATGTGTCCAGAACATTCAACCATTCTGATTCTGTCATTGTGATTCCGTATTTTGATATGATATATCTTGTCATTATGCGTTGAATAAATCTTCGAAAATTGCAAGACCGACATATCTCCACGCATCTGCACAGTGACCGCGTTTTTCATATGTTTCACCAGTGACACTGTCTTTCACTTTTGGTTTTTTATACCCACCATTCACGTCCTCTTTCAAGAAATCAAAATCAGATATCAACTCCACGCAAGATGGATGAACATTGATGTCAAATGGATATCCACCAGACAGACCACGATTGAAGAAATCACGACACTTCACCAGTGATGGATTGTGGTTCAATACTCTGTCGGAATCATTGTTCAATACTGAACGCAAAACACGTTCAACAACATCGTAATTGTGACGGATGTCTTTCGTCAGAGTGCTTCTGTTCTTTCCAGACGCATCACCATAATAAAACAGACCACGAATCTTTCCAGCAAAATCATAAAAGAATTCTTCACAGACAGACTCTGTGTTGTTCTGTGGTGATTTCAGTGCATATTCTTTCAGAGTATTCCATTGCATCCGTCCAGTTGTTTCATCTGGAATGAATTGACAGACAATCAGTGTGATGTACGGAACAACATTGAAATCGAGTGTGATGTGAAGTGGAAAGTCTGGATTGAATTGAACATCATTGACGTGGACTGTTCTGTCGAATCTGGAGAACCATTCTCCACCAGTCTTCGCAATTGGTGAACCATATATCATCATATCAATCAATGATGGATTGTGTTCATATGACGCAATCAGATTGTCAATATATCCGAGAGAAAGATTCTTTTCGTTGTGATACGATGAAGAGATTGTCACAGACACACCATTGTGCTTTGAATGATAGAAGTCATCCTTCTGGAAAATCTTCGCGTTGATGTCGTCCAGACGTTCGTCAATTCCGAACCACTGATTCAACCATTCGACTTTCGCTGGTGATGTAAAAATATATAGTGGATTGAATCCTTTGACTTCGTGACCGTTCTCCGTGTTGATTATCTTTCCAGTCTTCTTGATATACATTCCAGATTCAATCTTCTTGTCGAAGTCCTCTTGACGTTCAACCATTCCGTGACACACAAACATTCCGACTTGACGCAGACGTGCGACAATTACTTCTTTGACCGCTTCTTCCTTTGTGTCTTTCGTTTCGTCCAGAAGTGCATATGCGAACTCCATTCCGTCAATTGCTTTGTAATTTTCCAGAGAGGACAAGAATATCAAATGACCGTTCTTGAATGATATTGTGTTCTTGTAGTCCTTCAAACGTGTTCCGATGATATTGAAGTCTTGTGGTGGAATGATGTCAACCACATAGTCTTCACCAGATATCCATCCGAAAACATCGAACCAGACATCAAGGATTCTTGACAGAGAAGATTTCGTCAGTTGTGAATATGTATTCGCACCGATGAATCCGCGAACCTCTGGAAACTTGTTGACAAAATATCCAGCGAGTAAACCTTCACAATGCGTCTTTCCAGAACCAACCCCAGCAAGAAACAAGTTTCGTGGTTCTGCACTTGAACAGATTGCACGTTGCGGTGCAGATATGTCAACATTTTGTTTCATTTCTTTGGTGTGTTCCAGTGGTTAATCACAAGACGCAAGATGACACATCCAACGATTGCGAATGTTAGTGCAAGAATAGGTGCAAGAATCATCAATCTTTGATTTTAAATAAATAACGCATTTCTGAAATGAAGTTCTTCACGTTGCGTGGTTTCTTCTTTGGATATACTGTCACACCTTCACCGATGACAATTCCGTTTTTTAATACTGGAGATTTGATTCCGAGTTTCTTCAAACGTCTTCTGGTTTTCTCTCCTTCTGAAAATCGACTTGTTTTCATTGTTTAATAGTTTTGATAGTAGATTGACTTTCTTTTCCTTCTGGACTTGATTGACCTCTTCAATCGTTTGATTGATTGTGCGTTCTTTCTGCGTCTTTCTGATGGATGTTTGAAGGACATCCAGACTTCACAGAGAAGTTGTTCACGTTTGATTCCGTTCATTTCATTTGATTTGATTATTAGCAAAAATAATAAATATATTTTAAACAAAAAAAACCCCTCTCGACACGTGGTCAAGAGAGGTTCAAATCAAACAAATCAATTGTTTTAAAGGAGATAGCAAAACTCTGAATTTTATTCCAGATATCCAAGTCCACGCGAAAGTTCTGGATTCATATGCACCCACGTGTGACACTTCCGACATATCGACATAAAAGTTGACACGTCTGTTGTGTATATTCCACGACCTTTCTTGTGGTGAATCTCCGTTGCTTTATCTCCACACTTCTGACATCGCGGATTCTCTGTCAAGAATGTTGTTCGTTCCTTTCGATACAATGCAAGACGTTTCAGTTGTTTGTCAGACACTGGATTGATTTTCGTGCGTTTTAAGACACTTTGTTTTCTTTTCAATGGTGAACGTTTCAATGTCTTCAATGTCTTGTCAGTTCGTTTGTGTTGATGTCTGACGCACTTCTTTCCACCGAACTGCGGATTCGTGCATTCATCTTCTGTGCAATCTTTCATCAATCTACTTTTTTAAGTGAATAAGGTTCTGTGAATAGTTCGAACGTGGTGTGTTCCAGTTTTCCAGATATGACAATCTCTTTTGCTTTGTCCAGTCCAGCAAGTTCACAACGTTTCTGGATGCACCTCTCCACCCCTTGAAGGAATCGAACGTCACCGACTGGACTTTCTGTCCGTTCTGTCTTCATCAGTTCTGTGTTGCCTTGAACCTTCTTGTCCTTATCGACACGATTCTTCGCGGATGTGGTTGAAACCTTCTGGACTTTCTGTGATTGAATCCACGCTTTCCAGTATTCCATTTCAAGGACATTCACCTTCTGGATTTCAAGTTGCACTGATTCACTGATGTTGTCCAGTCTTTCATTCTTCCAGAGTTCAACTTCTTTCTTGATATCCTTTGTCACTTGTGTTCTGGTGATATTGTATTCACGAGAACCATTCAGACTGTCTGTGATTGATGTGAACGAGAATCCTTTCAGATACAAATCGAGGACGAATTCCTTGTCGATTTCTTTCTCTCCTTCTGTTCGTTTATATGTTGGATTGTTTTTCATTTTGCAATCTATTGGTGAAACCTATTTTTTATCTTCTTTGCTTTGTTCGTTTAACTGTTTTAAGTGTTCCAAGTCTTTCGGTGTGAACTGACGTTCCAGAATCTTGTTCCAGTTCTCCAGTTTTTCGATTCTCTTGCGTCTTTTTTCGTTTGATACTTTAAAAACACCGAGTTCAAAATCAAGTTCTTTGATTCTCTCTCTTGCTTTCATTGTGTTTTCTTTCCACCACGTTCGTCCTTTCTCCAGATGTTCAAGTCTTTCAATTGCTTTGACAAACTTTTCGTTCATATTATTGATTTTTTCTCCTTGTTCCATCATTTTGACATATTAGGTGTATTAAGTGCTTCAATCAATGCGAATTCCATTGCTTTTGTTTCACTATCATATCCGAGTTCATCGTTCATTCTCTCTTTCCACTTCAACCAGAGATTGAATGTTTCTTCTGGCACTTTGACTTGAATCGTTTTCAGATTGTCTGGTGCGTTCGGATTGAACTCTCCTTCTTCTCCAGTGGTGTCGATGTCGTCAAACTTATAATCAAGCAATTTGATGTGTGCGTCAATCTCTTCTGACGTGAATGGAAGAGTTTCTGTCAAGTCTTCAATTGTGAAGTCCTTTGA